ACGCCTTCACGCCTGGGTCTTGTTAACAATACAGGAACAGGTGTAAAAGATTTATTTCTTAAAACCTTTGCAGGAGAGGTACTATCTGCCTTCCGCAAAGCAACTATCTTTGAGGACTTGCATACAGTCAGAACTATTAGCTCTGGCAAATCAGCACAGTTCCCAATAGTCGGACTCTCTAGCACCAGCTATCATAGCCCTGGCACACAGCTGACAGGTAATGCTATCAAGCACGCAGAGGCCGTAATTAATATTGACGACAAACTTGTATCTAATGTTTTTATAGCAGACGTCGATGAAGCTATGAACCACTATGATGTTAGGTCGCAGTATTCAGTTCAGATGGGAAATGCTTTAGCATATACCTTCGATCAGAACGTAGCAGCTATGATTGCACAGGCTGCAAGAACATCGACTAACCCTAATACTGATCTTCCAGGTGGTACAAGAATAAAGATTCTTAAGTCAGGTACAGCCAACACAGCTGCTGCGGTTGCTGCTGTTACAGGTGTTGACTTAGCAACTGCTTTATTCTCAGCTGCTGAACAGATGGATATTAATAACCTTCCAGAAGAGGATCGTTACTGCGCTATTGACCCAACTAACTACTACAAGTTAGTACAGAATACAACTGTTATTAACAGAGACTTTGGTGGTCGTGGTGCATACGCAGAAGGAGAAGTCCTTAAGGTAGCAGGAATCCACATTGTTAAATCTAATCACTTGCCTAAAACAAACAGGACAGCGACAACAGGTGAAAACAATACATACCACGCTAACTATACCGACAATATTGGTCTTGTATTTAACAAGCAAGCTGTTGGAACAGTTAAGCTAATGGATCTTAAGATGGAGCAGACAGGAGCAGACATCCACGCTCTCTATCAAGGTACATTTATGGTTGGTAGCATGATGCACGGAAGCGGAGTCTTACGCCCAGACTGCGCAATCGAACTCTATGCAGCTAACTCATAAGCCGTTAATATAAGGGGGTAACACAACCCCCTTTATTCTTATGCCATACGGAAAAGGAACATACGGCTCTAAGGTAGGTAGACCTCCTAAGAAAAAGAAAAAGAAAAAGTAATGGCTCAAAAGAAAAATGTTCGCCTCAAGATGGGCAAGCATAAGAGCAGATCAGGTGGCTTGACAGCTGCTGGTAGGAAAAAGTACAACAGAGAAACAGGTTCTAATCTCAAAGCACCGCAACCTGGAGGAGGCAAAAGAAAAAAATCTTTTTGCGCCAGGATGAAAGGTATGAAAAAGAAAAGAACATCTAGCAAAACAGCTAGAGATCCTAACAGTAGGATCAACAAAGCCCTTCGCAAATGGAAGTGTTAACTATGGCAAAAAAGAAAGGACTCTACGCAAACATACACGCAAAGCGTAAGAGAATAAAAGCTGGTAGTGGAGAGAAGATGCGTAAGCCTGGAGCTAAAGGCGCACCTACTGCTGCTAACTTTAAGCGTGCAGCTAAGACCGCTAAGAAGAGGAAGAAGAAGTAATGGCAGCACGAACTAGCTTTCTTGATGCAGTAAACAGAGTTCTGCAAATGCTTGGAGAAGCACCTGTCAATAGTTTGCAAGGCCAGTTTGGTCTAGCAAAGCAAGCAGAAGTTGCATTAAATGATGTAAGCAGAACAATACAAACAGAAGGCTGGTCGTTTAATACAGACCTGGAGAAAAAATTGGAACGGAACTCGTCTAACGAGATAGAGTTACCGAGTAATGTAAGTCGAGTTGTAGTTGATAACTTGGAATACCCAGACATAGATGTAGTGCAACGAGGAGACAAGTTATACGACAGAAGAAATAATAGATATACATTTGACGAAGATTTAATAGTTGATATGACAACCATTCTTGAGTGGGATTTACTCCCCGAACACGCAAGGCAATATATAACTATTAAAGCAGGAAGGCAATTACAGGAAGCGATTATTGGTTCTGCCGATTTAACTAAGTTAAACCTGACACAGGAAGTGGAGGCTCGTAGTGCTTTTTTAGAGGAAGAAACAAGCAAGACAGAGCATAGTATGTTGCGTGGACATCTTAATAGAACTAGCCCTATCAATACTTACATTCCTTCTCGTACACTTGAGCGTTAACTATGCCACTAATAAGTAGCTCTATTCCTAATCTTATTAATGGAGTAAGCCAGCAACCAGCAGCATTACGCCTGGCATCACAGGCAGAAGAAGTAATTAACTGTATGCCTAGCCCTGTTGAAGGGTTAAAGAAAAGGCCACCTATGCAACACATAAAGAAGTTGTTTGCAGGATCAGCTGGAACTGGTAGGCCATTTACACATATAGTTGATAGAGATGGTGTAATTAGATATTTAATTTTTATACAGGATAACGCTATAAAAGTATTCGATTTAGATGGAAATGCACAGACAGTATCTACACCCAACGGCACTAGCTATTTAAACATTACAGGAGAACCTAGCTCTACATTTAGGGTTGCTTCTATCGCTGACTTTACATTCATAGTTAACAGAGAAAAGACAGTTGCTATGAATACCACAAACAAGTCATATAACTGGGGTACAAAGTCAATGGTATTTATAAAATCTGCTGACTTTTCTACTACATACAGAGTTAAATTAAATGGCACAGTAAAGAGCGTGACTACTGGTAACTCTCAAGGTTCTGCTCCTGATACTGTAACGATTGCTAATGATCTGGCTACACAGTTAAATACTATATCTGGTTTTACTGTAACAAGCACCGACTACATAATTAGGATTACTAAGGATGATGGTGGCGATTACACGTTAGAAAGTAGCGACACAAAAACAGCAGATGCAACGTCAGCAATAAAAGGAACAGTAGATAGTATTACTGACTTGCCTACTATTGCAGAGCATAACTTTACAGTAAAGATACAAGGTTCTGCTGCTACTGCTTTTGATGATTACTTTGTTAAGTTTGAAGCTACAGCTGGTAGTGGTTTTGGTCCAGGTGTATGGAGAGAAACTGTTGCGCCAAACATTAACCACTTACTAGATAAGTCAACAATGCCACATACCTTAGTAAGAAATGCTGATGGTACTTTTACTTTTGCGCAGTTTAATTATACAGGCCGTGTAGCTGGAGACACTACAACTGCACCTGACCCTACTTTTGTAGGTAGTAAAATAAAAAATATAAACTTATTTAGAAACAGGCTTGTATTTTTAGCAGATGAAAATGTTATCTTATCTGCTGCGGATTCATTTGAAAGATTTTTTCCAGAGACAGTACAAACTGTATTAGATTCTGACCCTATAGATATTAGTACTGGTGGTACATCTGTTAACTTTTTGAACAGCAGCCTGGCTTTTGCAAATACATTGTTACTATTTAGTTTGCACGGACAGTTTAGATTAGATACTGGCTCGACAACTGTAGGCACAGCCCTCACGCAAAAGACGGCAACTATAACTGCTATAACTACATTTGATATTGTCGATGCTATTGACCCCATAGGTGTTGGTCGAACTGTTTACTTTGGCATACCGAAAGGAGACTTTAGTGGTTTAAGAGAATACTTTTTACCTGATGCTAGTGGACCGATACCTTTATCAGAAGAGGTAACATCCTCAGTGCCTAGATTTGTACCAGGTAACTTAATCAGTATTTCTCCTTCTGTGTCAGAAGAAGTAATAACAATGATTAGTAAAGACCAGCCACGCAGGGTTTATATCTATAAGTTTTTCTTTGATGATGACCAAAAGTTACAGTCATCTTGGTCGTATTGGGAGGTTGCTGCTAACAAAACATTATTAGGTGGCAATGTTTTAGATAGCGATTTATATACTTGTGTCGAATATTCAGATGGAGTTTATCTAGAAAAGACACAGCTAAGACCTGAGACTGTAGATAGTGGTACAGAGTTTGAGATATTGCTAGATAGAAAAACTACAGAAGCTGCTTGCTCTACATCTCTCATAAACTCAGGCGCATTAGGAGTGCAGACTGTAATTACATTGCCGTATCCTATGTCGGGTACAGGAACAATGGCAGTAGTAGGTAGGTTTGCTTCAAACAATACCATTGCACATGGACAAGTTATAAAAGCAACAG